AAACCTATGTGGTTAAAATCATCTCCTAGAGCTGTAGCCGAATTGAAAAAAGATTTATGGGATAAAGTTTATTCTAAAATACCTTCATTACCAAAATCTGTAACAGCTGACAATTATTTCAGCTCTGTTGGAGTAAAAGATGCTACCAAAGCAAATCCTATTTTGATAGAAAAGATGATTGATTATTTTGAAGTTGATCCAAAAGGCTTTGATGAATTATATGGAATCATGAATAAAGTTTGTCGTGAGAAATTATGTGAGGTAATTAATAATGATACAAAGGCAGCTAAACAATGGATAGGAGAAGAATTTCGTTTGGAGAAAAAAGGTGAAGAAATTCCTTTGGTTCTAGTTAAAGCTATCAAAACTAAATGGGAAATGGCTGGAGATCCACTAGCAGACATGTTGCCAAGAATAAAAACAATTAAAGCCTATCTAAATAAAACATCCGTACAAGAGTGGTTTATTGATGTTTCTGATGGAAAGAAAACTTTAACATTATTGATGACTATCCGCTCAGATTCAGAATTTAGAAGAGCAAAACCAAAAGGTAAATTAGGTTCATTTGTTGGACTTAAATTACTATATCGTGGTATTAAAAAATGAATTTTAAAGAATACATAACAGAAGCTACAAAAGAAGGCAAGAATGTCCACCTTGAACATATTGAGGATGAGATTCTGAATGGTGGAGTATCTGGTGCGAGAGATTCTATTAATTTTCTCCGTTCCCTCCGTGATATGTTAGCGGGTAATTCCGACACGAAAGTTAATGTCACTACGAAATGGGACGGTGCACCTGCTATATTTGCAGGAATTAATCCGGATAATGGTAAATTCTTTGTTGGTACAAAATCCATTTTCAATAAGGATGCCAAACTGAATTATACTAATGCTGATATTGATAACAATCACCCTTCAGAAGGTCTAAATGCCAAATTGAAAGTGGCTTTACGCTACTTGCCTAAATTAGGCATCAAAGGTATTCTACAAGGTGATATGATGTTCACTAAAGGTGACATTACAACAAAAATTATTGATGGCGTTTCTTACATCACATTCCAACCAAATACAATTGTTTATGCTGTTCCTTCAGGCAGTAAATTAGCTACTGCTATGTCTGCTGCTCATATTGGTGTGGTGTTTCATACATCATATACGGGCAAAACCATGGATGACATGAAATCATCCTTCAATATAGATATCAATCATTTAACCACAACAAAAGATATTTGGTTCCGTGATGCATATTTCGTTGACGCCTCAGGTACAGCAACATTCACCTCAGATGAGACTAAAGAAGTTACGAAGGTTTTATCTGATGCTGGTAGATTATTTCAAGAAATTAATCCAATGACCATGAATCGTATTGCGGCTTCTGATACAATTCTGACGCAGATTAAAACTTTCAACAATACAAAAGTTCGAGCTGGTCAAGAAATTAAGAATACTGCTATACATACCGCAGAATTAATTAAGTGGGTTGCTGATAAATTAAACAAAGAAATCCTATCTGCAAAAAAGGCAGAAACCAAACTTAAGCGTGAGCAAGAAAAAAATGAACTAATGAGATTCTACCGTCAAAATGCTGGTGAACTTAAAAAGATTTTTGACTTGCAGAATGATGTTGTTCGTGCTAAGAAAATGATTATTGTTAAACTTCAAAACATGCGCCAAGTGACAAACACCTTCCTGAGAACGGATGATGGCTTCAAGGTGACAAACCCTGAAGGTTTTGTGGCAGTAGATAAACTAAAAGGTAATGCAGTTAAACTAATTGACCGCCTTGAGTTTGCACATGCCAACTTTAACGCAGCAAAAAATTGGACAGCATAATGGGATACGATCTTAAAAAGATATTAGAAGAATATGGTGATGATGATTTTGGTTTCAGTACCGAATCTGAAGAAGATTTTCAGGCAGTAATTGCTGAGAAAGATGAAACTGTTGAAGAATATAAACAAAGACTGGAACAAGTCGAAAAGATTATTCTGCCGTTTCTAACAAAACTATTGAAAACTTCGGATCAGCCAGTCATTAAGTGGCCTAACCGAAAAGAAGTTTTAGAAAAGCAAATTCAAAAAATTCTTACTCTTACAAGGGGTTAATATGAGTGAAAATGTTAAACCTGACATTTTGCCAAAGTCTGGCGCTGGTGCATGGGGTACGGATGAACTGACGAATACATATAAGAGAGACACACCAGGACAGACACCAACTCAACCTGTTCAAAAAGTTAAAACACTTAAGGGTTATATTAGTACAAAATAAACTGAGGTTACATTATGAAAGATTTAATTATTGGATGCAGTACCAACTATGATTGGCCTAAATTAAAATATTGGGTCAATTCCATCAATAAGTCTGGATTCACAGGCGACAAAGTTTTAATTCTAATGAACTGTGATAAAGAAACTTGCCAGAAAATAAATGATGCAGGTTTCAAAATCATTGGTTTCAATCAAGACGCAGAAGGTAATCTAAAATATGAATCGCAATTAATGGTTCATGTTGAAAGATTTTTACACCTTTACAATTACCTAAAAGATAGACAAGGTCAATACCGATACGTAATCACCACTGATGTGAAAGACGTTGTATTTCAGAAGAATCCATCCGAATGGATTGAACAAAACCTTGGTGATAGAAATGCTATATTTTCTTCCGAAAGCATGCTATACAAAGATGAACCTTGGGGTGACCAGAATTTGTTGGACACATATGGTCCTTATATCCATTCTATCTTACGAGAAAATGAAATCTTTAATGTGGGTGTTCTTGGTGGTAAATCTGATGCGATAATGGATCTTGTGTTTAATATTTTCATAGCATCGATTCAAGCTAGAATACCAATCTGTGACCAATCAACATTCAATTTCATGGTTTCACAAAAAGCTTATAAAGATACCAACTTATATGCCCGTTCTGAATATGGTTGGGCTTGCCAATTAGGAACTACTGTCGATCCATCAAAGGCGGCACAATTCGGTCCTAAATTATTAGAACCATCACCTACATTTATTAACGGCAAAGTTGTAACTTCTACAGGAAAAGAGTTTACAATTGTACACCAGTATGATAGGATACCAGAATGGAAACCAATCATCGAGGCACAATATGAGTAAGAAAATCTTGTTTGTAGTACACCGTTATGCACCATTCCCCGGTGGTTCTGAGAATTATGTTCGTGACATGGCGGAAGAAACATTGAGTCGAGGTCATACTGTTGCTGTATTTGCAGGTGAACATAAAGGAGATTGGAATGGTGTTCGTGTTTCCAGTGAACCACAAATTTTATTAGAACAATGGGACTTGATCGTTGTTCATGGTGGTAATGTTGGGCTACAAGATTTTGTCTTAGCTAATTGTATGCAGATTCCATCACCAATTCTTTTCCTACTGGTTATGCCATCGGATACTCCTATTTACAAACATGCTATTGAACATGTGAAGTATATTGGTTGTGATACACAAGAAGATTGGGATTCTATTAAAGGCGATATGATTACCTTTCGTAAAGGTGTGAAGATTCGCCATGGAATTAATCCACTTATCTCAACTGGCGAACATGGATTTCGTCAGAAATATGGAATTGATACGCCTTATATGTTTATATCATGTGGTGGATATTGGCCAAACAAAGCCATGCCTGAATTAGTAACAGCATTCAATAAAGTTGGTCGTGAAGATATTACCTTAGTTTTAACAGGTTATGATAATCGTTTCGGCATCATGCCGCCAACATCATCTTATGTTAAAACCTTAATGATTGATGATCGTAAAGATGTAATGTCTGGCATACTTGAAGCTGATCTCTACATCATGAATTCATTTACCGAAGGTTATGGTCTGGTTCTGTTAGAATCCATGTTGAATAAAACACCATGGGCGGCAAGACGAATTGCAGGTGCAAATCAATTGAAAGAATTTGGTTTCACCTATGACAATGAAGACCAACTGGTTGAATATATGAAATCTTTTAATGGTGCTCCTGTTAAACAAGTTAATGATGCATATGAAATTGTAACCTGTAATCACACAATTAAGAATGTTGTTGATGATCTGTTGAAAGTGGTAGCATGAATTTTACCTTTGGTATAACAACAGACTATAAAGACCTCAATCGTTTGAACCGAGTCACGAATTCTATCCGTGACTTGAATATTCCTGAATATGAAATACTTGTTATCGGAAACAAAGATTACGCTCACTACCAAGATACAACATACTTGACGTTCAATGAGGACCAAAAGCCTGGTTGGACAACAAGAAAGAAGAATATCTTGGTTGAAACCGCACTATATGAAAATGTGGTTCTTCTACACGACTATTTTCTTTTCGATAAGAACTGGTATAATTCTTTTGTTGAGTTCGGTAATGAATGGGATATTTGTTCGTGTCAACAATTACTGATTACAGGTAAACGACACTTCACTGATTGGGTAACATGGGACGATCCTTTGTATCCAAGATGGACAGCTTTACCATATCACGAATGGTCTAGAACGAAGCACATGTATATGTCAGGCGGATTTATGATCATTAAGAAGAATGTCGTTATGAACAATCCATTTAATGAAGAATTGATGCATGGCCAAGCCGAAGATGTGGAATGGTCTCTCCGAGTGCGTGATAAGTATATTATGAAATGTAATGGTGATGCAATAGTTAAACATGACAAGGTACATCGTGATGCAAAATAAATTAGTTATTTTTGACCTTGATGGAGTTCTAATCGAATCTAGAGAACTACATTATGAGGCATTGAATGAAGCACTACGCAAAGTAGGCGATCAATATGTTATTACCCGTGAAGAACACCTGAGTGTATATGATGGGTTAAACACAACAAAGAAGTTGGAAATGTTATCTGAACGAAAGGGTTTAGATCGTAAACATTTCAACCAAATATGGAAAGATAAACAAGAAGCAACCTTTGGTTTGATTCGTGATTTTCCTTTGGATAAAGGTCTTAGAGACCTTATGTTGAAGTTGAAACAACAAGATATCAAGATTGCAATTGCTAGTAATTCCATCAGAGAAACCATCAAGTTGGCCTTGTTAAGTATTGGTGTTATGGATTTGGTAGATTATTATGTCAGTAATGAGGATGTTAAACGAACAAAACCATATCCCGAAATGTACTGGCAATGCATGACCGCCTTAGGTGTATTACCTAAGAATACTATTATCTTTGAAGATAGTCACATTGGTCGCCAAGGTGCATTAGATTCTGGTGCTCACCTGATTGCCATAAAAGATTCACTAGATTTAACAGAAGAAAAAATTGACGAAGCGATTGATATCCTCAACGGTGTTACTCGCAAACAAATACCATGGAGAAATAAAAAGATGAATGTTTTGATTCCTATGGCTGGTGCAGGCAGTAGATTTGCAAGTGCTGGTTATACTTTCCCAAAACCACTGATTGAAGTTAATGGCAAACCAATGATTCAGGTCGTTGTAGAGAACCTGAATGTTGATGCTCACTTCATTTTCTTGGTTCAGAAAGAACATTATGAGAAATACAATCTGAAACAATTACTAAATTTGATTGCGCCTGGTTGTGATATTGTTCAAGTTGATGGTTTAACAGAAGGTGCTGCATGTACAACCTTGTTGGCCAAACATTTTATAGATAATGATGAGCCGTTGTTGATGGCCAACTCAGATCAATATGTGGAGTGGAATTCAAATGAATGTCTCTATGCCTTTAGTGCTGATAGTATTGATGGTGGTATTATTACCTTCAAAAGTGCCCACCCAAAATGGTCATTTGCAAAAGTCGGTGATAACGGTTTTGTATCAGAAGTAGCCGAGAAGAATCCGATTTCTGATACCGCAACAGTCGGTATTTACTATTGGACAAAAGGTTCAGATTACATTAAGTATGCAGAACAAATGATTGACAAAAATATTCGCACCAATGGAGAATTCTATGTTTGTCCAGTATTCAACGAAGCTATCGGTGACGGTAAAAAGATTCGTGTGAAGAACATCGAAAGAATGTGGGGTATTGGAACACCTGAAGATTTAAATTACTTCTTGGAGCACCATAAAGAATGAAAGTTGCCGTGATCCTTACGGGACATATGCGTTGTTGGCGTGATGTGTTTCCTAATTTCAAAGAAAAGATTATTGATCGATACAATAATCCTGATATATTCATTAATACTTGGGATGAAGAAGGCTGGTGGATTCCAGGTGATAAAGAAATGGCCAAAGGTGTATTTGATAAAACACCATCGGTCGAATTTCAAGATATTCAAGATGCGTATAAACCTATATCGTTAGTAGTTAGCAAATGGAGTGATTATGAACCAGTTTTTGATTACCGTGCAAAATTATATTCACACTACGCTCACCGTCCTAAAAACATTTTATCTATGTTCCATAAGTTGGGCAGCGGTGTTCGTATGATGGAAGATTATATGTCGTTTACGGGAGAACATTATGATTTGGTTATCCGTATGCGTCCAGATATGATTTTTCATCAAGACTTACCTGATTTTGATCCACAGAAGTTTTACACTCTCGCACACAGAAACCATCTCGGTCAAGGTACGGGTGATATGATTCAGGTTTCCAATCCATTTAACCTGATTACTTTTTCTAAGATTTCCTGTTTTATTAATCATGTGTACATGCAAACACAAATGATGTGTCCACATCTTATGTCAGTACAATGGATTAAAAACATGGGATTACCTTGGCAGGAATTTAGCATACATAAAGAATTGAGACATACACCAAATGGTGAATATAATGAGGCGCATTTAAATGGGTGATTTTATGAAAGTTTTGGACCTGAAAGACGGTCCTGTGCAGTATGAGTTGACGCACACCAACAATATTAAAATGGTGCAACACCCATACCCATATTCAATCAAGGAAGCAGAATTCAATTTTCTGACCAATTTGATTGCTGAGCATAATCTGCAACGTGGGTATGAATGTGCAACAGCATTCGGAATCAGTAGTCTTGCGATTGGCCTAGGATTCAAAAAGACTGGTGGTAAGATTGTCACGATGGATGCTTATATTGAAGAAAAGTGTAAAGATCCTGGTGCCTACAAAGATTTTGAGCGTGAAGTTTATGATAAAGCTGATGGTTATAAATCTGTTAATTATCTAATTGAGAAATTCGGTCTTGAGAACACCATGTTCCCTGAAATTGGTTGGAGTCCTGATGATACAGAAACCTGTGTTCGTAGACACTTCAGTGAGCCTTTAGATTTCGTGTTTATTGATGCAGGTCATTTCCCAGAACAAATGATTAAGGACATTGATGCTTTCTTACCTTTATTGGGTGAAAAGTATATTCTCGCTTTCCATGATGTTTATCCTTGGAGTTACAGTGAAGCTGTACACCAACACCTATTTGATAAGATTGGTAAAAGAGTAGAAATTGCTGTTCCTCATCCCGCTGGTGAGAATTTGGGAGTAGTAATTAACCTATGATATTGATTGCACATAGGGGTAATTTGAGTGGTCCCAAACCAGAATTAGAAAATAATCCAGAATATATCCTAGAAGCTCTATCTCTAGGATATCATGCTGAAGTTGATTTGAGGATGAAAGATGGTCAATTATATCTAGGCCATGATGATCCGCAGTATGCTATTCAATCAGACTTTTTGATAAAAAATAAAAATACTCTGTGGGTACACTGTAAGGATCACCAGGCATTCGAATACATGGCTAGGAACAATATAGGTAATTTCTTCTGGCATGATACGGATGATTATACCTTCACCAAGTATGGATATATTTGGGCCTATCCAGGAAAACCATCCATGGGAATAGCTTGCATTATGGTCATGCCTGAAATGTACTGGAAAATAGAAGAAATAAAGAAATTTAAATCTTTTGGTGTTTGTTCCGATTTCGTAGAATTATTAAATACATAAATACAAATATAACTTGCTGCAGAGGCGGGAGAAGATGAAACTAAAAGAATTCCTCTTAAAAGAAGAGAAAGAAAAACACGCTGTTTTGGCATTCGGAAGAATGAATCCACCAACGACCGGTCATGGTGTACTGGTTGATAAGGTCAAAGAGATTGCTAAACAACACAAAGCAACACACCATGTAGTTTTGTCACATTCACAAGACAAAGCTAAGAATCCTCTCTCGCCAGCACAAAAACTAACACATGCTCGCAGATTCTTTCCAGGCACCAATCTCAGTGTCTCATCGAAAGAACATCCAACATTCCTACATCATGCAGCCGAACTGCACAAAAAAGGTGTTACACACCTGCATATGGTTGCTGGTTCAGACCGTGTTGAGGAATACAAAAAGAAACTAGCACAATACAATGGCACCCATAAGGACGCCTTGTATAACTTCAAACACATTGAAGTGCATTCTGCTGGTGAGCGTGATCCTGATGCAGAAGGTACAGAAGGTATGTCAGCCTCTAAGATGCGTAAACATGCTGGTGCAGGTAACTTCGATGAATTCAAGAAAGGAATTCCTGCTCATGTTCCGGAACATCACGCAAAAGAATTGTACAATCATGTCCGTAAAGGCATGAGTGTTAAAGAATCTGTTAAGTTGGATTTACCACTTGATGATCTGTTTGAACAAACGCTCAATGAAGGTGTTCATGATAAATCCATTTTCAAGGCTGTGTTCTTAGCAGGTGGTCCTGGATCAGGTAAAGATTATGTTCTAAGTAACACATTAGACGGTCATGGCCTAACAGAAATCAATTCAGACAAAGCATTAGAATATCTCATGGATAAAAAAGGTTTGGATAAAACCATGCCTGCCTCGGAGAAAGAGGTTCGTGAGGTTGTTCGTGGTAAAGCAAAGAACATGACAGAGTTGCGTCAACGCCTAGCTCTGTTAGGTCGTAATGGTCTGATCATCAATGGTACAGGTGATGATGTTGAGAAGATTCGTAAGATTAAAGAACGGTTGGAAGAAATTGGATATGAGACACACATGGTTGCAGTGAATACTGCCGATGAAGTGTCTAAGCAACGTAACATCGAACGGGGCGCTAGTGGTGGTCGCACTGTCCCAGAGAACATCCGTAAACAGAAGTGGGATGCGGTACAAAACGCTAGGCCTGAGTTTGCTAAGATGTTTGGTGATAACTATACAGAGTTTGATAATTCTGAAGATTTGCGTAAGGCAACGCCAGATGTTGTTAAGGCAAAGAAAGATGAGATGTTGGAGATATTCAAGAAAGTCAAAGCCTTCACCTCAAAACACCCATCACATCCTGCAGCTGATCTTTGGGTAGCTCATGAAATGAGTAAGAAAGACACTCTAGGTGCACCAAAAGATGGCGCAGATAAATCACCTAATAAAGAATCGGCGGCATATCAACAAGCAATGAAACTTGGCCTTAAGTATTTTGGCTTCGGTAGATATGGTAAAGATGGTGTAGTTACACACCATTCAGTTAATGATAAGTTGGTTGCTAGTGTTAAAGAAGATTTGGATTCACAATTTGATAACTTCCTAACTGAAGCTGTTACAATCTCTGTCACAGCAGATACACCAGAAGAAGCTACAAGAACTATGCAATTATTGACTGGTGATCATGATGTTCCTGTACAGGAACCCGAAGATGACCAATATGAAATGTCCGATATGAGTGCTCGAAACCTTTTGACTTTTGGCCAAAGCATTGGTGTAATTGAACCACAAGTGAGTGCAGGTTCAGTTAATATCATGCCAAGAATGAATACAGAAGATAAAAAACCTATTCTCATGACAGGTAAAGATGGTAAGATTAGAGTTTTTGCTTTGAGATCAGCGGCTGCTAAAGAGGCTCATGTCAATGGCGGTTCAGTTGTCAAATCGGAAAAAGGTTATGTTGTTAAATTAAAGGAAGACACAAATGTTGAAGAAACTATTAGACTTATTCAGGAAGAAACCGGAACCAGTACAAGCACCAGTAGCACCAGTAGTACAAGTGGTGCAGGAAGAACCAAAGGTGGAACCAGTACCGGAATTACCGAAAGTTGCGGAAGTAAAGATGGAGGAAACAACGCAAGTTCCAAACCCAAAATCTACCTCTCGCAAGCCAAAAAATCATTCAAAGCGAACATCAAAGAAATCGACGCCGGCACAGAAGTAGGTTTGTCGATGGCTTCTTCTGGTGAAAACCTTAATAGAAGTACAACAAGTGTTCGTGCTAAAACAGCAGAAGGTTTAGCCAGTGATGATACAGGCATAAGTACTTCAGCTAAGAAAGAAGATGAGTTGAGTAAACAGGGTATTTCCCTTACAACTTTTAAGAGTAAGACTTACATATGAAAACACTAAAACAATTTGTTTCTGAAGGTTCACCTGCATGGACACGCAAAGAAGGTAAATCTGAAGCGGGTGGTTTGAATCGTAAAGGTATCGAATCTTATCGCCGTGAAAATCCAGGTTCAAAGTTATCAATGGCAGTTACTACGAAACCTTCTAAGTTAAAGGCGGGTTCTAAGGCCGCAAATCGCCGTAAATCATTTTGTGCTCGTATGGGTGGAATGAAAAAAAGATTGACCTCTGCTGAGACAGCAAGAGATCCAGATAGCCGCATCAATAAAGCGTTAAGAAAGTGGAACTGTTAATATACAATGGCTCAATATAGAACTGATACACACAAGATAGATTCAGGACAGGTTCTCACTCGTTATGAAGTGGGTATGTTGTCTGACCGCTTATCACCTTCCGGCACATTAACCGATGCATTTGGTCGTTTGCGTGTATCTGAGCCGCACACACTATTTGATTCTCAACACCAAGATGTGGAGAATGATAAATGGGATACATTAATTGTTGGTTCAGGAACAAAAACACATTTGCCAAATGAATCGGCTGTAAAACTTGAAATTGGTACAGCCAATGGCGATAGCATCATCCGTGAAACTCTAAGAACAATGATGTATCAACCAGGTAAATCATTATTGATTTTAAATACTGGTGTGATGGGAACTCCTAAAGCAAATGTGGTACAAAGAATAGGATATTTTGGCGCAAACAATGGAATATATTTCGAAAATGATTCTGGAAATAATTATTTCGTTTTGCGTAGTTCGGTAACAGGAACTGTTGTCGAAACAAGAGTTGACC